CCGCGACTCGGCGGTTGCGCTGCCGAGTCGTGGCGCTAGCATTGAAATATTCCTCGGCTACGCCGGCCAGACACTGACCCGGCTGGGGCGCTACACGGTGGATGAAGTGGTGGTGAGCGGGCCGCCGGATTCGATCGAGATCCGCGGCAAGGCCAGCGACATGCGCGGCAGCGGCAAGACCACCCGCAGCGGCAGTTGGGAGAACGTGGCGTTGGCGCAGATTGTCCGCGACCTGGCGGCCCGCAACGGCTGGACGCCCATCTGCCCCGTCACCACCAAGGTGCTGCGGATCGACCAGCTCAACGAGTCCGACTTCAACTTCATCACCCGCCTGGCCCGGCAGTACGACTGCACCGCCAAGGTGGCCGAAGGCAAGTTGCTGGTGCTGCCTCGTCAGGCCGGGTTGAGTGCCAGCGGCAAGGCCCTGGGCGTGGTCACCCTCAGCCGTGGCGACGTTAGCCGCTATCAGTTCCGCCTGAGTGACAGCAGCACCCACAAGGCGGTGCAGACCCGGCATCAGGACAAGAAGAGCGGCACGCTCAGGGTGATCGACCTGGGCAACAGCGACTCACCGGACAGCGTACCGGCAGTGCATACCGATCGGCACCTGTACCCCAACAAGTCCGCCGCCGAGCAGGCGGCCAAGGCCCGTTTGGCCGCCTTCAACCGCAGCAACGCCAACGTCCGTCTGGAGATGCCGGGGCGCACCGACCTGTTCGCCGAGCGCCTGATCAATGCCCAGGGCTTCAAGCCCGGTCTGGATGGCGAGTACCTGGTGGACTCGGTGGAGCAGATGTTCAACCCGTCCGGGTGGAGCACCACGGTCGAATGCAACGGCGGCAAGCAAGGCAAAGCCAAGGCCAAGGCCAAGAAAAACACCGCCAAAAAACCACTCAGGGTGGTGCAGCTTTAAACCCTTCAACGGCGCCGCGAGCATTCTCGCGAACTGCTCATTCGGATCGTCTCCGATCCAGCATTCACTCCCTTTCAACCCACGCGGAAAACCCGCAGGAGTATTCATGAATCCAGGCATCAGCAGCCCGGCCTCGAAGCGAGGCATCCGGCATTTTTTTCAGGGATTGATCGCGGGCTGCACCCTGTTGCTGGCAACCGCAGCCCATGCCGAGCCCTTTGTTCTGGCCTACACCGACGGTCAGGTCGAAGCGTCCTACAGCAATCTGCAAGCGTTCTACCGCAACCTATCTGCCGTCGGTCTGGGCAGTACTTACGGGCTGACGGTCACCGGCCAGTTACATCAGGAGGGGATGAACGAAACCACCGAAAACATCATCCGCTTCGCCCAGTCCAAGTCCCTGCCGCTGTATCCGACCGTCTCCGACTACAACGAAGGCATTGGTGATTTCGACCCGGCGATTTCCCACTCCATCGTCAACGACAAAACCTTGAGTGCCGGCAGCATCAAGCAACTGGTGACGCTGGCCAAGGAGGGCGGTTTTGCCGGCATCAACCTGGACTTCGAAAAGGTCGAACCGAGGAATGCCAAGGCCTTTTCCGCCTATGTCAAAGCCCTGGGCAACGCCCTGCATGCCAGCAACAAGAAGCTGATCATCAGCATCCCGCCCAAATCCAGCGACCGCGAGCCCGAGTACCTCCAAGGCTACGACTACAAGGCCCTGGGCGCGGCCGTGGATTACTTCCAGGTCATGACCTACGACCAGGTCGGGCCGGGCTGGAGCAGCGGCGGCTTCCACGATGAAGTCTGGCCCGGCCCCGAGTCGGGCGCCGACTGGCAGCAGGCGCTGCTCAGCTACGCCGTGTCGCGAGTCGCGCCGAGCAAGGTCCTGGCGGGGCTCCCGGCTTACGGTCAGGACTACAGCATTGGCAATCGGGTGCACTGGTCGGCTTACCAGGAAGTGATTACCGAGCATCGCGCCGCTACCCATCTGGACGCCGCTTCGGCCACGCCTTACGCCACCTGGGGCCCAGTGCAGAGCTTCGCCGATGGCGTGGAATGGACCCAGGAGCGGGCACAACCGGTGCTCTGGTACGACGATGCCAAGAGCATCAGGACCAAGGCTGCGTTGGTCGCCAAGCTGGGGCTGGGTGGTACCAGTATCTGGGCCATGGGCTATGAAAATGCCGAGTTCTGGACGGCGGTTCAGGCTGGTCTCAAAGGCGGTCAGGCGTTGCTGCCTGCCGGGCTGGAGTGACCCTGGCCGGTGTCCATCGAGCTTGCATGCACCGAAAACCAGGAGCCTCTCTATGAAACTCACCGCTGTTCTCACTCAGTTGCAAACCCAGTGTCCCAGCCTTGCTGAGCGCATCATTGTTGGCGTCAACCTCGACACCCTGAGCAGCACTTCGCCCGCTGTTCCCGCCGCCTACGTCGCTCCGCTGAACGATCTGGCCACCGCCAATACGGCCCAGAACGCCCACCGCCAGATCATCCGCGACCGCTTCGAAGTCGCCTTGCTCCTCGACGCCAGCAACCCACAACAAGCCCTCGACCAGCTCCACGACCTGCGCGCCGAACTCTGGCGTGCCCTGGTCGGTTTCAAACCCGGCGCCGAGTACAACCCGATCCAATACGACGGCGGTGAACTGGTGTCGCTCGACGCCACCCGCCTGCTCTACCGCCTGCGCTTCTTCGCCGAGTTCCAGCTGGGCCGCAATCTGCCCAGTCAGCCGGCGGAAACCTGGCATGAGCGTGAACTCGACGGCTTGCCGTCCTTGACCGGGGTCACGGTGCGGGTCGATGCCATCGATCCGGCGGACCCCAATCTGCAACGCCCAGGGCCCGACGGGCGCCTGGAGCTGACTTTTTCAGGAGAGCTGAAGCAATGAGCAAACGCATCACCGTGCTGCCGGTTGCCGGCCGCGCCGTACCGGACCCGGAAGCAGGCGATCTGCTGCCCGCTTCCGGCCGTGAAGTGTCGGACAGTGCCTGGTGGCGCCGGCGTCTGGCCGATGGCGATATCACTAGCAAAGCCGTGAAAGCGGCGAAATCTCAAGGAGCCAAATAATGGCGATCGGTTTCAGCAATATCCCGACGGACATCCGTGTGCCGCTGTTCTACGCCGAGATGGACAATTCGGCGGCCAATAGCGCGTCCTCGGCCATGCGCCGTCTGATCGTCGCCCAGGTCAACGACAACCAGGCCGGCGATGACCTCGGCAAGCTGGTGCTGGTGTCCAGCGTGGCCCTGGCCAAGAGCATCGGCGGGCAAGGTTCGATGCTCGCTTCGATGTACGAAACCTGGCGCAAGACCGACCCGGTGGGCGAGATCTGGTGCCTGCCGCTGCACAGCACCGAGGGCAGCGTGGCCAAGGCCGAGCTGAAGATCAGCGGTAGCGCCGGCGCCGCCGGCCTGCTCAATCTGTACGTCGGTGGGGTGCGGGTGCAAGCCTCCATTGTCAGCGGCGCCAGTGCCGCACAAGCGGCCAGCGCCCTGGCCTTGAAGGTCAACGCTGCAGTAGATCTGCCGGTGACCGCCACCGCGGCCGAGGGCACTGTGACCCTGAACGCCAAGTGGACCGGCGACAGCGGCAACGACATCAGCCTGCAACTCAATCGCCTGGGCAAGAGCGATGGCGAAGAGACCCCGGCGGGCCTGACCCTGGTGCTGGGCAAGATGGCCGGTGGCACCGGTGTGCCGGATCAGGTCGCGGCGCTGGCCGCCCTGGGCGACGAGCCGTTCGAGTTCATCTGCATGCCCTGGACCGATACCGCCAGCTTGAATGCCTGGCAAACGGTGATGGACGACAACACCGGCCGCTGGTCCTGGGCCAAGCAGCTGTTCGGCCATGTCTACAGCGCCAAGCGCGGCACCGTCGGCACCCTGGTGGCGGCCGGCCAGGCACGCAACGACCAGCACATCACCATCCAGGCCCTGGAAGGCGGCGTGCCGCAACCGGTGTGGGTCCAGGCCGCCGCCCTGGCGGCGCGGACTTCGGTGTTCATCTCCGCCGATGCCAGCCGCCCGACCCAGAGCGGCAGCCTGCCGGGCGTCGACCCGGCGCCGGCCAGCGAGCGCTTCACCCTCACCGAGCGCCAGTCGCTGCTGAGCTACGGCATCGCCACCGCCTACTACGAAGGCGGCTACATGCGTATTCAGCGGGCGATCACCACCTACCAGAAGAACGCCTACGGCCAGGCCGACAACTCCTACCTGGACAGCGAAACCATGCACCAGTCGGCGTTCATCGTGCGCCGCCTGCAAAGCGTGATCACCAGCAAATACGGGCGCCACAAGCTGGCTGCCGACGGCACTCGTTTCGGCGCCGGCCAGCCGATCGTCACCCCGAGCACCATTCGCGGTGAGCTGATTGCCCAGTACGCCAAGCTGGAGCTGGAGGGCCATGTGGAGAACGCCGAGCTGTTCGCCGAGCACCTGATCGTCGAGCGCGATGTGCAGGACCCGAGCCGGGTCAACGTGCTGTTCCCGCCGGACTACATCAACGGCCTGCGAGTGTTCGCGCTGCTCAACCAATTTCGCCTGCAGTACGACGCGGCGGCCTGAGCCGGACCTGCATCGCTGCGCTTTTTCAGCCCGCCTTGAGCGGGCTTATTTTTTGGGAGAAACAACATGGGTCAACTGATCGCGGGCACCTGCTACGTCAAAGTGGACGGCGCTCAACTGACCATCAGCGGCGGCTGCGAAGCACCACTGATGGCCGTCAAGCGGGAAACCGTGGTTCCGGGCTTCTACAAGGAAACCGACCTCACGCCGTCGTTCAAAGTCACCGCGCTGCACACCCCGGACTTTCCGCTCAAGCAACTGATCGAAGGCGTCGACATGACCGTCACCTGCGAGTTCGCCAACGGCAAGGTCTACGTACTGGCCGGTGCCTACCTGGTGGACGAGCCTATTGCCAAGGGCGACGACGCCAGCATCGAGCTGAACTTCGAAGGGCAGAAGGGGACCTGGCAATGAGCAACACGGTGAAGCTGCAGGTGCCCATCGAGGCCCACGGCGAGCCGCTGGCCGAACTCAGCCTGCGCCGCCCGACGGTGCAGGAAGTGCGAGCGATCAAGGCGCTGCCGTACAAGATCGACAAGAGCGAAGAAGTCAGCCTCGACATGGACGTCGCGGCCAAATACATCGCGGTCTGCGCCGGCATTCCACCGTCCTCGGTGAACCAGCTCGACCTGGTGGACCTCAACGCCTTGAGCTGGGCGGTGGCGAGTTTTTTCATGAGTGCGGCATCGCAGCCATCGCCGACCTGATCGCTGTCGCCTATGACCTGGCCTGGTTCTGGAAGGTTGACCCCGAACAGATGATGGCCAGGCCACTGGATGTGCTCCGCGAATCCCTGGAGCACGCGCAACGGATCAATGCGATGCAGCAGGTGCAGTGATGGCAGACACACAAACCGTAGAGAAGAAGTCGGTGCTGTTGACCGGCATAGACCAACTGTCACCCAAACTCGTCGCCCTTCAAGGCAAGGTCGACTCGTTCAAGAAAAACCTTGAGCAGACCGGGCTGGGCAAGCTGGATATCAGCGGGCTGTTCAAGGGCGGCAGCCTGATCACCCCGTTTCTGGACGGGATCAAGGCCTGCGATGCGTTCAAGGGCAAGCTGGCCGAAGTCGCCGACTCCAGCGCGCCGGCTGATGCGGCCAAAGGCATGAATGTATTCAGTCAGTCGATGGCCAAGGTGTCCTCGGCCATTGATACTGCACTGGCGCCGGCAGTGGGGGCGCTGGTGGTCGGTCTGGAACCCATGCTCAACAGCGTGGCAACACTGCTCGATGACAACCCGAAGCTGGTTGAGGGGCTGGCGATGGGCGCCATTGCCTTCTCGGCGATGCAAACCGCCGTGACCGGGGCGACCCAGGTGATTGACCTGATGGGCACGGTGGCCAAGGCCAACCCGGTGATGTTGATTGCCATGGGCATTGCTCTGGCAGCCGGGGTGATCATTGCCAACTGGACGCCGATCTCGGCCTTTTTCGTCAGCCTCTGGGAGGGCGCAAAGAATCTTGCAGCGCAGGCGCTGGAGGGGCTGAAAACTCTGTTCAGTTGGACGCCTCTGGGCATGCTGATCGGCAACTGGGGCGCGATCACGGTGTTCTTTGCCGGGCTCTGGGAAAGTATCAAGGCGATGACGGCTTCGGTCGTTGGCTTCCTCAAAGAAGTGTTCTCCTGGTCACCTCTGGGACTGATCATCGATAACTGGGCTGGGTTGACGGGCCTGTTCGCATCCATCTGGGAGTCGCTCAAGGCCTTGACGGTACCGGCGATGGCCTTTCTAAAAGGCCTGTTCGACTGGGTGCCGATGGACATGATCAACAAGAGCTGGGGCGCGGTCACCGGCTTCTTCGCGTCGATCTGGGGAGCGTTGCAAACGGGCATCCAGGCGATCAAAACGGTGTTCCAGACGCTGTTCGACTTTTCTCCGTCCGTGTTGCTTTACAACAACTGGGGGGCTGTCAGCAGCTTCTTCAGCTCGATCTGGGCGGCGCTGCAACCGGGTATCGATGCGATCAAGAAAGTCCTGCAAACGCTATTCGACTTCTCTCCGCTGGTGGTTCTTTACAACAACTGGGGCGCGGTTACGGGCTTTTTCAGTTCGATCTGGGCCGAGCTGCAACCGGGTATCGACTCGATCAGGAAGGCCATCGAGGCCCTGTTCGACTGGTCGCCGATGGAGCTGATCATGAGCAACTGGGCGCCCATCGCCGATTGGTTTTCCGGGCTGTGGAGCCAGCTTCAAGCGCTGATGGTGCCGATCAAGGAGCTGTTCGAGGGCGGCTTCGGAGGGTTGATTGCCACTGTCAACGGCAAGGTCGAAGGCTTTACCGAGGCGCAAAAGCAGATCAACGCCGAGGGTAAAGGCGGGCTGGCATCACCCTTTGCCGCAACCCAGGGCAGCTCGCTGACCCAGAACTCCAGTGCTCTGATCCAGCAGAACGCCGCCAACAACCGCACGCAACTCGAAGGCGGGTTGACCCTGCGTTTCGAAAACGCTCCGGCGGGCCTGCGTGCCGAACAGGCCAAGACCAATCAACCAGGCCTGAACGTGGCTTCGACCCTGGGCTATCGCTCACTTTCCCTAGGAGGTTCCAATGGCGGATAACTGGCGTGATCGTTTGTTGCCCGCATCCTTTCGCGGCGTGCCGTTCTGGGTCGACCAGGCGAAAACCCCGGTGGGGCAGAAAGGCCAGTTGCACGAGTACCCGCAGCGTGACCAGCCCTTCTTCGAGGGGCTGGGACAGCAGGCGAAAATCCACGACCTGACGGCCTTCATCGTCGGCGCCGATTGCCTGGAGCAGCGCGACAGGCTGCTCAAGGCCCTGGAGGAGGGCAGCGGCGAGCTGGTGCATCCGTGGCTTGGACGGATGCAGGTCAAGGTCGGCGAGTGCGAGATGACCCAGAGCCGCCAGGATGGTGGCCTGGTGACCTTCAGCCTGAAGTTCTACCCGGACCAGCCGCTGCGCTTTCCTTCGGCGGTGGTCAACACCCAGCAGCAGGTGCTGGTGGCCAGCGATACCTTGCTGGGCTCGGCGGTGCTGCGGTTCGAGTTCGCCACCAACCTGATCAAGCAGGCGCGGATCGGCGTGGATGCGCTGCGCAAGGGATTGACCGAGGTGCACGCGGTCATCGAACACGAGTTCAAGCCGCTGATCGAGTTGTATGGCGACCTCAACACCCTGGTCAAGGCGGTCAAGGAAATACCCAAGGAGCTGAGCACGGAGTTCAAGGGGTTGCTGGAGGATGTACGCGGACTCAAGGATTTTGCCCGCACCGGCTATCGGCAGATGCTCGCCGATATTTCCCAGCAGGTGGAGGCGGCCAGGCGCATCGATGCGCCCAAGCTGACCACCGGCAAGGACACCACCGCGGCGGCCGAGGCGGTAGCGAACCTGGTCCAGGATGCGTTGCTGGTGCAGATCGCCCGGTTGGTGTCGGCCTTGCCGGTGGCCACCCCGGTGGTCAAGCTCAAGAGCACGCCGCCCCTGGCGCAGCAGGCCAGCCAGCCGGTGCAGCGCCTGGAGGTGCCGGTGGCCGACGATGTACTGGCCCTGCGTGACCAGCTCAACGAAGTGATCTGGCAAGCCGCGCTCAAGGCCGACCCGATGCATTACCAGGCGCTCAACACCCTGCGCCAGCAATTGCAGGGCCACCTCAATGCAGTGGCTTCATCGGGGGTGCGGCTGGTCAGTCTCAGCCCCAAAAGCAGCATGCCGGCGCTGGTCCTGGCTTATGAGCGGTTTGCCGATGCGACGCGGGTCGGTGAAGTGGTACAGCGCAACCGGGTGGCCCATCCGGGCTTCCTGCCGCCGGCCGATCTGCAGATTGCGCGGGAGTGACCCATGGACGAACTGGCAAATATCGTCACCCTGACGGTGGACGGGCTGGACTACAGCGGCTGGAAAAGCGTGGAGATCACGGCAGACCTGGAGCGCCAGTTCCGCACCTTCAGCCTCAACATCACCTGGCAATGGCCGGGGCAGGATGGGCAGGTGCGGATCCGCCCGGGCGCTCGCTGCCAGGTGCGCATCGGCTGCGACCTGGTGCTCACCGGGCATGTCTACAAGGCGCCGGTCAGTTATGACGGCAGGCAGATCAGCCTGAGCATCCAGGGCAGCTCCCTGACCCAGGATCTGGTGGATTGCGCGGCCATCAACCGGCCGAGCCAGTGGCGCCAGCAGGATGTGCTGAGCATCGTCCGCGCCCTGGCCGGCTCTTACGGGGTGGGAGTGCGCAGCGAGATTGCACCCACCAGCAAGTTGCACACCCACAGCATCGTGCCGGGGGAGACGGTGTTTGCCTCCATCGACCGCTTGTTGACCTTGTACCGGGTGTTCTCCACCGATGACGCCGACGGCTACCTGCTGCTGGCGGCACCGGGCAGCGGCGGGCGCGCCAGCGATGCCCTGGAGCTGGGCAAGAACATTCTTTCGGCCAATGCAGCGATGGATTTTTCCGCGGTGTTTTCCGAGTACCGGGTGATCGGCCAGCACAAGGGCAGCGACCAGAGCAGCGGTGTCGCGGTCTGCGAGGTGTCCGGCCAGGCCAGCGATGCCCGGGCTTCGCGCAAACGGGTGACGGTGATCAACGAGGCGGCGCAACTGAGTGCGGAACTGGCTCAGCAGCGGGCTGACTGGGAGTGCGGCACCCGCACCGGCAAGGCGCTGACCACCACCTATCAGGTGCAGGGCTGGCGCCAGAGCAATGGTGATTTGTGGCGACACAACACGTTGGTGCGGGTCATCGACCCGGTGCTGGGTTTCGACCAGGACATGCTGATCTCCAAGGTCACCTGGTCGCTGTCCGACCAGGGCTCCATCACCACCTTGCAGGTGGCGCCGCCGCAGACCTTCGATGCCAACCCGACACCCGAAAAAAACTGAAACCTGCGCCCAACCGCAGGAGCCGGCTGGCCGGCGAAGGCACCCGGCACGAAACCGCGCAATCCCTGTTCGCCGGCAAGCCGGCTCTTCTCCCCCCAAGGAACCCAGCATGAGCCTACTGACACGCCTGTTGGCGCGGGGCACCGTGGTGCTCGCCCATTCGGCCAACAAATTGCAATCGCTGCAAATGCGCCTCACCGCCGGCGAGGTCAACGACGACATGGAGCATTTCGAGCCTTACGGTTTTACCAGCAACCCCCTGGCCGGCGCCGAGGGCATCGCCACCTTCCTCGGCGGCGATCGCTCCCATGGAGTGGTGCTGGTGGTGGCCGACCGGCGCTATCGCCTCAAGGCCCTGGCCGCCGGTGAAGTGGCGATCTACACCGACGAGGGCGACAAGATTCACTTCAAGCGCGGGCGGGTCATCGACATCGACACCGCCACCTTGAATATCCGCGCCAGCAGCGGCGTCATCATCGACAGCCCGACCCTGAGCATGAGCGGCAAGATCGTCTCCCAGGGCGATCAGGTCGCCGCCGGCATCAGCCAGATCAACCACGTCCACAGCGGCGTGCAACCCGGCCCGGGGCAGACCGGCGCGCCGGTGGGAGGTTAAGCATGTTCGCCACTTATGACCTGAAGAACGCCCTGACCCGGGCTGTGGAAATCAGCCTGTTCACCTGGCGCCGCGCCGCCGATGACGACGCCCTGGATGACGACCAGCGCTACGGCTGGTGGGGCGACAGTTTTCCCAGCGTGGCCGACGACCGTATCGGCTCGCGGCTGTGGCTGTTGCGCCGGGTCAAGCTGAGCCGGCAGACCCAGCTCGATGCCGAGTTCTATGCCCGCGAGGCCCTGCAGTGGCTGATCGACGATGGTCATTGCAACGCTGTCGAGATCCTCAGCGAACGCCTCGATGCCCAGCGCCTGAACCTGCGCACGGTGCTGATCCTGGCCGACGGCGAACGTCTGGACCTCAACCCCATTCACAGTTGGCAGGTGACCTATGCCGTTTGAAACCCCTTCGCTGCCGGTGCTGATTCAGCGCACCCAAAGCGACCTGGCCAGCGATTCGCTGCGCCAGTCCGATGCCCAAGTGCTGGCCCGCACCCTGAGCGGCGCCGCCTTTGGCCTGTATGGCTACCTGGATTGGATCGCCGAGCAGATCCTTCCGGACAAGGCCGATGAGTCGACCCTGGAGCGCATCGCCGCGCTGCGCCTGAACCAGCCGCGCAAGACCGCCCAGGCGGCCAGTGGCAGCGTCAGTTTCACCGCGGCAGCCGGTGCCGTGCTGGATCTCGGCATCCTGTTGCAAAGCAGCGACGGTCGCAGCTACACAGTGACCGCCGCGCGCACCACCAGCGCAGGCCTCAACAGCACCACGATCCAGGCCGTCGACGGCGGTACCCTGGGCAATGCCGATGCCGGCCTGGAGCTGACCGCGGTGCAGCCGGTGCAGGGCATCAGCAACTCGTTCACCGTCCTGGCCCCGGGCCTGAGCGGTGGCGTGGCCCGGGAAAGCCTCGAATCCCTGCGCTCGCGGGTGATCCGTTCCTATCGGATCATTCCCCATGGCGGCTCGGCGGACGACTACGAAACCTGGGCCATGGAGTGCCCGGGCATCACCCGTGCCTGGTGCCGGCGCAATTACCTGGGGCCGGGCACCGTGGGCTTGTTCGTCATGCGTGACGACGACCTGCAGCCGATTCCCAACGCCGAGCAACTGGCGCAGGTCCAGGCCTATATCGAGCCGCTGCGCCCGGTCACCGCCGAGGTGCATGTGCTGGCCCCGGTGATGCTGCCGGTGACCTACACGTTGCGCCTGACCCCCGACACCAGCGCGGTGCGCGCCGCCGTCGAGAGCCAGTTGCGCGACCTACACAGCCGCGAGGCCGGCCTGGGCCAGACCCTGTTGCTCAGCCATATCCGCGAAGCCATCAGCAGCGCCACCGGCGAGCAGGATCACCAACTGTTGGCGCCCTTGGCCGATGTGCCGGCGGCGAATAATCAGTTGCTGGTATTCGGAGGTTGCCAATGGCTGCAATAAGAAGCGCCACCCAGTACCAGGGCCAGCTGCGCAGCCTGCTGCCCAGCGGCCCGGCCTGGGACCCGGAACAGGTGCCGGAGCTTGAACGGGTGTTGCAGGGCATCTCCCAGGAGCTGGCGCGCATCGACGCCCGGGCCGTGGACCTGCAAAACGAAATGGACCCGGCCAGCGTCAGCGAACTGGTGGCGGATTGGGAAAAGGTCATGGACCTGCCCGACCCCTGCCTGGGGCTGACCCCGCTGTTCGAAGACCGGCGCCTGGCCGTGCGCCGGCGTCTGTTGGCAGTGGGCAGCCAGCGCGCCGCCTACTTCGTCGAAATCGCCCGCAGCCAGGGCTATCCCAATGCCAGCGTCACTGAGCTGAGTACCCCGCGCATGGGCCGCTCACGCTTTGGTCACGCGCATTTCGGCACCTGGCGGGCGAACTTCATGTGGACCCTCAATACCGGCGGCCGCCTGCAACTGGGCCGGCGCTTCGGCGCCAGCTATTGGGGCGAACGTTTTGGCATGAACCCGGGCAGCGCCCTGGAGTGCCTTGTCCATCGCAGTACGCCGGCTCATACACAGGTGTACATCAACTATGACTAGAGAGGACAGGAATACGTGGACTATCCGAAAAGTGTTCCCAGCGTAGGGCTGTTGAACGGAAAGTTTGTCGATGAGAACCCCGTCACGGGCCAAGTCGGCTCAATGATTTCTTCCGATTGGGGTAATGCAGTGACCGACGAATTGCTCAACGTGATTCGTGCAGGAGGGGAAGAGCCGGCCGAGGCCGAGCATGACCAGTTGCTGGCGGCGATCAAGGCGATCGTGCGTGATTCGATCCCACCGGAGAAGATCCGCACCACCCTGGCCGATTACGGGATCACCGATGCCTATACCAAGTCGGTGACCTATACCAAGGCGGAGATCGAGGCGCTGTTGAAGAACATGTCGGCCTTGCCGGTGGGGGCGATGGTGCCGTTTCCCAAGGGCACGGTGCCGGCCGGATTCCTGGAGGTGGATGGCAGTGTGCAGAGTGCTGCGACCTATCCGGATCTGGCGGCTTATCTGGGGACTATGTTCAATACCGGGGGTGAGGGGGCGGGTAACTTC